ACGGTTCAACAAACCCGTGGGAGAACGATCGTTGCTTCCAAGTTGTGCCGATGTCCGAGAATACTTTGCGGATTAATCAGGTCAACGGCACGTACCGCGACATAGATCTGATCCCTGGCGAGCCAGAGACAACGCAGATTCAGGATGCCGAGGACAAGGCGTCGGGCATGCAGCCGATTCAGAACGAGGAGTTCACGCTCCTCGAATGTCACATCTTGTACAACGTTCCTGGCTTTGAAGACAAGAATGACATCAAGCTGCCGTACATCATTACGCTGGACAAGGACTCAGGAAAGGTCCTGTCCATCTATCGGAACTGGGCGGAAGATGATGAAGAGCGCAAGCCGAGAAATTATTTCGTTCACTACATGTTCCTTCCTGGCCCAGGTTCAATGGGCTATGGTTTTGTGCATCTGCTGGGCAACCTTAACCGAGCAGCAACTGCGGCGTTACAACAGCTGCTTGACGCGGGAACGTTTTCCAACCTCCCGGCAGGATTCAAGGCTCGTGGACTGAGGATTGCGGACCAAGATAAGCCGTTGCAGCCTGGGGAGTTCCGTGACATCGATGCTGGTGGTGCAGAGCTGGCTTCTGCGCTGCTGCCGTTGCCGTACAAAGAGCCGAGCCAAACGTTGTTTACGCTAATGGGCTTTTGTATCGACATGGGGCGTCGAATTGCTGGCATCTCTGACATGCAGGTGGGCGATGCTAATCAGATGGCTGCTGTGGGCACGACGATGGCGTTGCTAGAGCGTGGTGCTCTGGTTATGTCTGGCATCCACAAGCGTTTGCATTACGCGCAGAAGCTCGAGTTCGAGCTCATGGCAGGGTGTTTCAGCCAGTACTTGCCTCCGGAGTATCCGTATGACGTGGTTGGTGGTGACCGGAAGGTGTTCAAGAAGGACTTTGATGACCGTGTAGATGTCATCCCTGTTGCTGATCCCAACATCTTTTCCACCGCGCAGAAGATCACGATGGCGCAGACGCAGCTACAGTTGGCCCAGTCTGCTCCGCAGATTCACAACCTGTACGAAGCGTTCCGCCGCATGTATGAGGCCTTGGGTACCAAGGATATTGACATGTTGCTCAAGCCTGATGACACATTGCACCCGCGCCCGAAGGATCCTGCTGCTGAAAATGCTGATGCGATCGACGGGAAGAACCTCACAGCTTTTGCTGGGCAGCAGCATGATGCGCACATTGTGTGTCACCTAATCCAAGGCATGAGCCCGATTATTCAAGCTAACCCGCTATCTGCATCTATCCTTACAAAACACATTTTGGATCACGTGCGGATCAAGGCTGAAGAGCAGGTTGAAGCGGAGATATTTGCTTCGTATGGGCCAGAAGGGAAAGGGATTGTTTCTGATATACAAAAAGAAGCCAAAGTTGCCATGTATGTTGCTCAAGGCATGGGAGAAGTCAGAAAACTCTCCCAAGAGCTTTCCGGAGCCAATCAGCCCGATCCCCTCATTCAGCTTAAAGAGCAGGAATTACAGCTCCGAGCCCAGTCCGATCAAGCCAAGATCCAACAAGGGGGTCAGAAGATTGCCTTGGAGAATCAAAAAATGATGCAGGACGCAGCAATGGCGCAACAGAAGATCCAGTCCAGTGAAATGATTGCCGAAGAGAAGGCGGACATTGCACGGGCCCGTTTAGACCAACAAGAAAGGGCGCAATATGCCACTGAAAACAGGCAAGAGCAGCAAGGTGGTCAGTGAAAACATCTCTGAAATGATGGGTTCGTTCCGCAAAAGTGGGAAGCTGGGCACGTCCAAACCAAAATCTTCCAAAAAAGCGCAGAAGCAGGCGGTAGCTATCGCTTTGGACAAGGCTGGCAAGTCTAGGAAGATGGCGGGTGGTGGACCGTTCTACGTGAAACGTAAGGATGCGGATCGTTTGACAAAGATTACATAAGGAAATCTAATGAATCCTATGTCTAAACTCCTTCGAGAGATCAGGGAGCGAAAGCAAGAGATTGGACTTGCGATGTTGCATGGATCTGTGAAAGACATGGAGCATTACAAGCAGCTTGTCGGTAACGTACAAGCCTTTCAGGCGATTGAGGACCGTATTAACGACCTTATGCAGAACCCTGAAGAAGAGATTTAAACCCATCGCTGGGGTTTCCAGCGCAATAAAGGAGAGAAGCGTGGCAGAAATGACCGCACTGCAAAAGAAGTGGGCAGAAAACCGCGAGAAAGAGGCGCGGCTAGACGAAGACGAGCAGTTTGATCCGAAGAATATGGATCAGAGCGCTTTGGATCGGATTCCAAAGCCGACGGGCTGGCGGATTGTTGTACTGCCGTTCCGTCCGCCGAAGAAATCCAAGGGTGGCATCGTGATTGCTGAGCAGGCTGTCGAAAGGCAGCAACTGGCAACGGTCTGCGGCTATGTAGTCGAGACTGGGCCATTGGCATACACCGATGGGGAGAAGTTTCCCACCGGCCCGTGGTGCAAGAAAGGAGATTGGATAGTTTTTGCCCGTTATGCGGGTGCACGGATCAACATCGAAGGTGGTGAGATCCGCATTCTTAACGACGACGAGGTTCTAGCGAAGCTTTCGGACCCCGAAGACATTGTTCACATGGTTTAAGGAGAAATCACCATGCCTCCCAATGATAATCAAATGGATTTGTTTCGAGATGTGCCAAATCCTGGTGCAGAGGTTGACGATAATGTCACCGAGCAGGATCAGGAAGCCATTGTTGATCTGTCGCAAGACGAAAATGGCGAAATAACGGCGGAAGTTCGTGCTGCCACGGAGGAAGATAATCAGCCTAGCAAGGGTGAGCACGAGGAATACAGCCACAAGGTCAAAAAGCGTATTGACAAGATTACTGCCAAGCTGCGTGAGGCCGAAAGGCAGCGTGAAGCGGCGGTTCAATATGCAAATGCTGTTCAGCAACAATTAGCGGCAACGCAACAGCGCGTTACGAGCCTGGACCATGGGTATTTAGCAGAGAGCGAAGGTCGGATTCAGTCGCAATTGGCGATTGTTGAGGCTAATTTGCAGGATGCGGTAGAGCGAAATGATGGAAAAGCTGCTGTGGAAGCCCAAAAACTGCTTTCCCAGCTTGTTTTGCAGCAAGAAAAGCTGAAAAACGCCAAAACCCACCTTGCTACCCAGCGTGTTCAGCAGCCTGTGGCCCAGCCGGCCCAGCAAGTGCAGCAACGGGCACCCGCTCCTCCTGATCCAAAGGCAGAATCTTGGGCAGAAGAGAATGAATGGTTTGGTACGGATCAGATAATGACAAACGCCGCCTTCTCAATTCATGGTCAATTGCAGGAGGAAGGGTTTGACTTAAGCTCTGACGACTACTATGATGAATTAAATAACCGAATCCGTGAGGCTTTTCCTCATAAATTCGCTAAACCTCAGGGCAACAGACCAAACGTCCCAAATGTTGCTCCTGCTACGCGGGGAACCGCTGTTAATACGGGACGCAAGCAGATCAAACTGACTCCTAGTGAAGTCAGTATGGCTCGCAGAATTGGTGTACCACTTGAAGAGTACGCAAAGTACGTAAGGAGATAACCATGACCGAACAAACGACGATTAATCGCACACCTCGTGCGGCAGCAACCCGCGAAAGCGGCGCTCGTAAACGGGCATGGGTTCGTCCCTCACGTTTAGATACGCCTGATGCACCTCCGGGATATAAGCACAAATGGATCCGCGCTGAAGTAAATGGTCAAGAAGACCGCGCTAACGTTGCAGGACGTCTTCGTGAAGGCTACGACCTTGTTCGTGCCGAGGAGCACCCTGAATTCGTGGTTCCGTCTGTGGATGATGGGCGACACGCTGGAGTAATCAGCGTTGGTGGCCTGCTCCTAGCTAAGATCCCAGAAGAGGTGGCTCAAGAGCGTAATGACTACTACCAAGGGGTCACACGTGATCAGTTGCAAGCTGTCGACAATGACATGCTCAAGGTGAATGCGCATGACACCATGCTCATTCAGAAGCCTGAGCGTCGGTCGAGAGTAACTTTTGGCGGCTCCAAGTCTCCTGACTAGAGCTATCAAGTAATCCATTCGAGGAAAAACAAATGGCAAACATCGACAAAGCCTTTGGTCTACGCCCTCAAGGTAACCTTTCTGCTACTGGCGCACAGAAGCAGTATGGCTATCTGATTGAGGACAACCAGTCCGGGGCAATTTACCAGGGTGACCTAGTCACCATCGTTGGCGGTTACGTCGTTAAGTTTCTCCCGGGCACCCATTCGGCTGCTCTGGGCGTGTTTAACGGCTGTAACTACATTGATCCTTCCACGGGGAAACCCACCTGGAGGAATTTTTATCCCGGCTCCGTAAACATTACTGCTGGCACCATCCAGTGTGATGTGCTCGATGACCCCAATCAGCTCTTCCTTATCCAGGCTGACGAGGACATTGTGCAGGCCGACATCGGCAAAAACGCTGATGTTGTTGGTACGGGTGGTAGTTCCACTACTGGACAGTCGTCCATGGAACTGGATTCTTCCACGATTGCTGATACTGCTGCGCTGAATCTGAAGATCGTTGGTCTTTGGAATGCTCCTGGTAATGAGCTTGGTGACTTTGCTGTTGTGGTCGTCAAGATCAATGAGCACTTGTACGGCAGCACTGGCGTTAAAGCCGTAACCTGAGCCTAAAGGAGCTAAATCATGGCAATTTCACGTGCACAACTAGTAAAAGAGCTCGAGCCTGGGCTTAACGCTCTTTTCGGTATGGAGTACAAAAACTACGAGCAAGAGCACACCGAGATCTATGACGTCGAGTCATCTGATCGTGCTTTTGAGGAAGAAGTTATGTTGTCTGGCTTCGGCACTGCCCCGGTGAAAACCGAAGGCGCTGGCGTTGCGTATGACGATGCACAGGAAGTCTACACTGCGCGCTACACCCACGAGACGATTGCTCTGGCATTCGCTCTGACGGAAGAGGCCATTGAAGACAACCTGTATGACAAGCTTTCCGCTCGTTATACCCGTGCTCTGGCCCGTTCTATGGCTCAGACAAAGCAGATCAAAGCTGCTTCCATCCTCAACACCGCCTTTACTACCGCAATCGGTGGTGACGGCAAGCCCCTTTGCGCTACCGACCACCCGACCCTGTCGGGCCCGGATCTTCGCAATGAGCTTTCCACTCCTGCCGATCTCAACGAGACGTCGCTTGAGCAAATGCTCATCGATATCTCCGCGTACACGGACGAGCGTGGTCTGAAGATTGCCGTTAACGGCATGAAGCTGATCA